TTAATTCCCACCTTTATTTTCTTGAATTTTCTCCCAAAGCATTGCTTTTATCATACCTTCTAGTTTCAATTTATCTTCTTCAGATAATTCAATACCATCATAAGACATGATAACACTATTACGTTTTAACGCTTGGTCGAAGATAATAATATCATCATTGTTTGCCCACTTAGGCACATCAGAACGACCTAGCAAATAATCTGTAGATACATCAAAATATTCTGCAACTTTCTGAACCTTATCAATACCAGGAACACGAGCATCCCATCTACTAACTGTTCCAGCACCTAACCCTAGATTTCGTTCTAGTTCAGCAATAGTTATAGTCCTTTCTGAACATAGTGCCCTTATTTTGTCTACAATATTCATTTTATGTCCTCCTAAAAGCAACATAAAAAATATATTTGCTTTTAAGCAAAAAAACTGTTGACAATTTGCGTATAAGCAATTATACTTAGTATGTAAGCTAATTTAATGAACAAAACAAGCGAAAAGCAGATAAATCAAAAAGTCCGGCAAGACTGATATAACGCTATTCTTTTGTTGTGTCTATTTTGTACGCTTACATAATAGCATATACGCAAATTTATTTCAATAAGTTTGCGTATATAAATTGAAAATAAGCAATAGGAGGTGCAGGATGAACGAAGAACAGAAAACATTAAAAAAAGAAATTCTCAAAGCGCTAATCGATAGAGATTGGACTCCTACTAATTTGGCTGAAGCAATGGGAATTTCAAGAATGTATTTAAATGATTTGATTAATTTCCGTCGAAAATCTGACAAGCGAATTAATCAAATTAAAGAGATCTTAGAAATTGAATAGGAGGTTAGTGGAATGGAAAAAATTACTATCAAAGACATTCGAACAGAATGTTATAAAGTATGGGAAATAGCTAAAAAGTATATAAAGCAAGAATTTCCTAAATCTTTTATTGGTTCAAATTTTGCTGACATTAATTATGGGAAACTTAAAGTTTCAATCGTTGAAACAAACGGATCTTTTTCATTGAGATACGTTTTTAACCACAAAATTATTGACAGATATAGAGTAGAAAACGTTATTGAATTGATATATCACGTCGATGCACTAAAGGAAATTAAAAATACGCTTAAGCAATAATGCTCAAGCGCAAAGAAGGTTAAGGTTGTTCGATTTGAAGAATTCGAACTCCTGATGGACTAGGACCGAAATCAACAAATTTACCATTAACACTTAAATCAATATACGGATCGTGGATGTAGCAATCGATAAAAATTCCATGTCGAAAAACAAGAATTTTTCTATCGTTACTGATATCCAAGACATGCAAAGGTAATTCTGTAGACTGTTCATCCCATAACATAATTTCAAAGCAAGTATTAGTTTCTAAACGGAATGAATCAGTGAACTTAACATGTCTATCGCCTGTTGAAAAAGTGCCTAATCGATTATCCATAAAAAACACCCCCTTTCCCTAATTCCGATTATAGAATTGAAAGAAGGTTACAACAATATGAAAATGAGTGAAATAACAGATGAAATTATGAAAAGAATGGTTACTAAACAAGTTATAAAAGAAAATCAAGAACTAGCTAACGGATTAGGATGTTTAAGTCTTCTAGCATTTGTTTTCTTAGTAATAGCTATTGTTTTCTTCAATAAAATCGCATTAACAATAGCAATCATCTTATCAGGATTATCTTGGACCATTTTATGGACTTTTAAACAAAAGATTAAAAGAAAAATTGAAGAGTATGAATGGGTTAAAACGAGAGGAGAAGAGCAGTGAATTTATTAAGCGCAGATTTCGAAACAACTCTAAATTCCAAAGTTGTTGAAATCGTAGCAAACGCGATAGAACGATTGCCAACAAATAACAATCAACAAAGATACTTAAACAAGAAGCAGGCAAAAGCCTATATCGGAGGAATCGACGATAGAGATTTTGATGAGTGTGTATCGATGGGATTGAAACAAATCGTAATTAAAAGACCCAGCGGAAGCGCAACAATTAGATACGATGCCAGGGATTTAGATGAGTTCATGGCTAAATTCAAAATTTAAGGAGGATATTATGACACGCGTTGAAATTAGTAGGACGAAAAAATTAAAAAGAAAAGCGTTCATCAAGTCATGTATTAAAAATTTATGTAAGAAGTTTTTAAAACTAATCGGAATAGCGTTCTTAATCTGTGCTGGAATATTAGCACACTTATATTTATGGGTTGGGGCATCTAATCAGAATCATGAGCGTATAGAGAATATTTTAAAAGAGGATAAATTCTATGATCAATATAATCGAGAGCATGTTCAATAATACAGAATTTAATGTGATTAAAAATGGAAATGTAGTTGGAACTATATTGTGTTCTGGAGGAAAATATTATTTAGCTGTTCATATTAAACACTGTAAAAACCCAAGTAAAAGCACACATCGTTCGTTCCAAGATGCATGCGATACAGCTTATGAATTATTACAGGAATAAAAAAGACGACTTATAAAAGCCGTCATACAAAAGATTTATACAATAATTATATCACATTATATTACTGTAAACAATATTTAAAGGGGCGAGGAAAGTGGCAAGACCTCAAAAAAACGGACTCGACTACTTCCCTCTTAACGTTGACATCTTTGAAGATGAAAAAATAGAAGCTATTGCTGGAGAATTCGGAATAAAAGGAGAGTTATTAGTAATCAAACTGTTATGCGCGGTATATAGGAAAGGTTACTACGTTGTATGGAATGACTTACTAAAAATGCAACTCTTAAAGAGAATTCCCGGTTCTAGTAGAGAATTACTAGATCAGGTTGTGAATCGCTTGGTTGCGTGGGGTGTTTTTGATAAAACCCTGTTCAACTCGGATATGGTACTAACCTCAATCAGAATTCAAGAAACATTCAAAGAAGCAACTAAAAGAAGAAAAGAAGTAGACATGAGTAATTATTGTTTACTTAATGTAGACATTAATGAACAAGATAGCGGGATTAATGATGACATTAATTCACAAAGTAAAGAAAAGGAAAGTAAATCAAATAATAATCAAAATAATGACACGCACACGTTTAATAAAAAAGCCTTAGAAGATGATTTTGATAAACTTTGGCAAATGTATCCACGTAAGGAAAGAAAAAGCGATGCTTTCAAAGCTTATGTGAAAGCTATTAAAAGTGGTGTTTCTAATAAAACTATATGTTTAGGAATTTCCAATTATAAAAAACATATCCAATTAAATAAAATCGAACCTCGTTTTATTAAGCAAGGCGGGACGTGGTTCCATCAAGAATGTTGGAACGATGAATATTCAAGTATTCAACAATCGAATACAGTTCGTCAGCAGTCTGTAAAAGAAAAAATGAAATCACTTTATGGCGATAATTGGGATGGTGATTATGAATAACGAAAATATTGAAAAATCAATCATTGCTGGATTATTAAATGATTTTGATAGAGCTCAAACGATTTATTTAAAATCGGATTGGTTTACAAACGAAAGTTACAGAACACTCTTCAAAATTATGAACGAACACGGAAGCAAATTAGATGGGTTGATGGAACTCTTCGCTAAGTTGCAAGGTGAATTAAAAGGAAACTCAATCAATTATGACAATCTTCTAGTATTACAGAAAGATTATTTAATTGGGACTGGACTCGACTATCTAGCTAAAGAATTACATTTAAGCTATCTAAGAAGAACTCTATTCGACTTACAGAAAGAATATACTACGTATCCGACTAAGGACATCGAGATTAAAATGTTTGAAATATTAAGCGCAATGGGGAAGTTAGAAAGAAAGCAGAATGCAGGCGACTTAACTGAAACATTCGAACAATTTGAGTATGAATTAGATCACGATGTTGAGGATGGTGTTAAAACATTTAGTGGTTTGGATGGAGCGTTAGGCGGAGGAATCGGGCCGGGAATGTTAATCACTGTCGGAGCAAGGCCTTCAGTCGGAAAGAGCGCATGGACGATTAATTTAATTGATAGAGCTTTGAAACGTAACGAAGGATTAAGAGTTGATTTATTTAGCTTAGAAATGAGCAAAAAAGAAGTATTTTCTCGATTCGTAGCTAAGATGACTACACTCAACACTTATTACCTCCGAAAAATGAATAAGATGCTTAAATCCGGAGATAAAGAATTAGTTAGAAGTACAATTGAATATTTCAAAACAAAGGATTTGAAAGTGTATGATACTGTATCGGAATTGAATCAAATTCTAGGAATAATCAAGGAACGTTCATCCGGAAGAGGTGTAGGCAAGTATTTAGCTGTAATAGATTATGTTGGGTTGATAAAAGTTAACAACAATCGAGATAGAAGATTACAAATTGAACAAATTACTCGCGAATTAAAAAATCTAGCTAATGAACATCAAGTTCCAATTGTAATCTTATCTCAATTATCGCGTGGAATTGAACAGCGACAAGATAAGTCGCCAGTTTTAAGCGATTTAAGAGAGTCAGGCTCAATCGAGCAAGATTCTAACGTGGTTGGATTTCTCAGTAATGAAGAGACTGAGGAAAATCACGAAGGATATCAGCGAGTAAAATTCTCAATTAAAAAGAATCGAGAAGGCGATTTAATGGATTCGATGTTTAGATTCTACAAATCTCGGATGGATTTTGTGGAGGAATTTTAATGAACTCGATTGAATTTAAAAAGATTATGGATAGCGACGGATTGAAGATGACTAAAAGTGTCATGATCATGTTACATGAAGCTAAAGAAAACCAACAAGCAATTAAGCAGTTACGAATGTATCAACATATTCCTGTATTTGCTGAAAAAATCAAGCAGTTAGAGGAATCAAAAGATAAGGCTATATGGCAGGCGATTGAAGTAGCCGAATTAGAAAAAATGTACGGATTCCGATTGATTGAAGATAGAGACGCAGTAATTACAGCTACTTACAACATTTCGAATCCTAATAGTGAAACAATTAAAAAAATAAGACGCCATATTCAGATTATGGCAGAACTGGAGAAAGAAATATGTTTTTAATCAAAAAGAATAATCTTTATTTTTATGATTTTCAAGATTACACAAATTACAAAGGATACTTAGATAAGAAGCATCCTCTCAAAACATTATTATTCGTAGCAAATCAATACGAAGGAATGAGATTTAATGATTATAAATCAGCTCGTAATTTCATGTTGAAGCATGGAATCGATGGAAACATAGTAAAAATTGATGTGGATGTACCAAAAAATAAAACGAATGTTGAAAATAAAAATACATCCACTTACGATGAAAAATTACTAGACACTAGAAACAAAATCGAAGGGATGATTGATTGCTCTGAGAAGAATTTTAAACACATGTGTAATGGAATTCTAAAAGTAACAATCAATACATTAAATAGATTTTTAAGAAATCCATACGAGGTTTCATGGTTCACTAGAAGAAAAATCATGATGAATTACGAAAATTATTTCAGAGGAGCTGGGATGGAATGATATATGCAGATAGCAATTTAAAAATTAAAGTTAGTCAAGAAGAATTAGAACGATCTCGAATTAAATCCGCAGTAAATCATCCTGATCATTATCAAGGAATTAAAGGATTAGAAGTATTCGAAGTTTTGGAAAATTTCTTACCGAAATATCAGGATTCTTACGAAAGCTATTTAATGGGAAATGTTATTAAATACGTACTAAGAGCGCCTTGTAAAAATAACAAACTAGAAGATTTGAAAAAAGCTGAAAAGCATTTACGTATGATCATTGAAAGATTGGAGTTTTAACATGATTGAAGTAATTACAATTTTAGAAATAACATTAATGGCCATTAGTTCTATTTGCCCGTTTATTGCTGGCTATTTGGTTATTCGCTACAAACGTTCTAAGTCGTTTAAAGAATTAACTAGGAACCATAGAAAAATTGAAATATTCAGTAATTTCTGTTGGATAATCTGTGGGCTTCAATTAATTAATATACTTTTGATGTTGTGTTACAAACTCAAATAAAAAAGAGGCGATTTCATGTGGAAACAGTAACAATTAATGATACAGATTACAACGGATATTACTATGAATCTGAATCGGATTCATACCTACCGATGAGCGATTTATGGCAAGAATGGAACGGTATGCGTGTGCTAGGTAGAGATACATTCTACACAACCAAAATGAAGATTGCAAAAATCAGTGTGGATGAAGCATTGCGAGCGATATATGACAAAATGGAAGAAAAAGGTTGCGAGCATATGGCATGGTATCTATTCGAAGATACACCAAAAGAATTTAAACAACTGATGCAACAGTTACTAGATGAAATTCCTAATTTTGGAACAGTAAATTATTACGTAAAAGATAAGCATATAGACCCTAATATAGATTTGGAGGATGAGTAATGTTCATAGAACTAACAAGACGTAGTGACGGAAAGAAAATAAAAGTATCTAAACACGCTATTGGTTATATGGAAGATGTAGGAATTATTGAATGGAAAAAAGAAAATCTGTTCAAAAAAGGTGAGTGGGTTGAAGATACAAAAGATAGATTTACAGAGCTAAACATTTTAGGAAAGTCGGTTTATGTCGAAGAAACTATTCAAGAAATCGAAGAAATGATAAACGATAACCCGAAAAGACGTCTGACTTCAAAACAAATTGATGATTTACTTGACGAAATAGTGAAGGATGATGTTTTCGGAAATCCAATCAATTATTTTATAAAACAGGAGGAAAACTAAATGACAAAATTCGCATACGTTAGTTGTTTAGGAAACGTGTATGTAACGGATGACCCCGATTGTGATAACGAACCATGTGAAATGTGTGGAGACTATGACAGGTGTATAGGCACTGTAAATACACCCATTGACTTAGCAAAAGTTATGTTAGAAGAAGGGTTTACAGAAGAATATATCTTAGAAAAGACTGGTTACGAAATCGAATATAAGAAAGTAAAAGATGTGGAGTGGGAGGATGAGTGATGAAGAAATCAGAATTAAAAACCATTCTTGATTATGTTATTTTGAATGAATATACAAGTGGTGAAAATGTTAGGAAAGTGTTTGATTTAATAGGTTTGTTAGGGCCGTGGAAAACGGAAGAAATCAAATTATACTTTGCAGGACTTAGAGAAGGTATGAAAATAGAAAGCGAAGAATATCCATATTGCTTTGAAGACGAGGAGGATGAGTAAATGAAAACAATTAACGAAATACAAGACCATAAATTGGTGTTTGATGAACGAAACGATTCCCAAATATATGTTTTTGATTTAAAACGTGAATGGAACTCGTTAAGTATAGACGAGAGAAGTAGTTTTCGAACGCTAAAAGAAAGAACAATCAAATTATCTGTTGAATCTGTATTGGATTGGATATATGACGAAATGGATTCAAAAGGTTACGAAGATATGTTTGACCTTTTATGGGATGACACGTCTGAAGAGTTTAAACAAAGGATGCAAGCATTACTTGATGAAATTTCTAATTTTCCAAGTGCGAAAGTTTATGACATTGATGAAGATATCAATCCTTTTGTAGATTTGGAGTGTGAGTAGATGAGCGAATATATTGATACAGATAGAGCTATTGAACTAAAAAAGCAAGGCTTATCATGGCCAGCGATCGCAAAAGAGATGGGATTCGATGATTTCAAAGCAATTGAAAAAATCAGAAATAGATGTAGAAAGCATCCGGAATACGATTCTATTAAGCAAATTCAATCTAAGAATCAATCTGATAACACTAGATTCCAGAAAAAGGATATTAAATCAGATGGTTCTATTGGTTCGGAAATTAGAATTGGTAGAAAAAATAAGAAAGTGTTCACGGATGAAGAGCTACTAAAATTACACGGTTTTGATCCTGAAATTTTTAAATTGAAATCTATTACATCTAATGAGTGGACTACTCCTATCGCAGGTTCGACTTACTACAATTATCAATCTAAAATCGTGGCTGTTCGTAAAGAACCTGAAATCACTGCGGGAGATATTAAGAAAGTTTTTGAGTCAATTCAACCAAGAGAAATTGAATTATCTAGCGAAGAAATTCCAAAAGAATATTTATTAATTCCACTAGCAGACATGCATTTCGGATTGAATACATTCATCGATTATGAGCAATTGCAAAAAGAAATCGCAGATAGAATCATTAATAGATATGAAGAAATCTTAATTACATTTCATGGGGACTATTTTCATGTAGATAATTTCCAGAACACTACAGAGAAAGGAACTAGGGTTGAAGATATTGATTTTGAAAAATCAATTGAAGATGGGTTAGATTTTATTTCTCCACTTCTGGAATTAGCTTTAAAAAACAGTCCCAGTGTTAAAGTTGCATATTTAAAAGGAAACCATGCTCCATCAATTGATTTCATGTTTTTATTAGCTTTAACAAAATTGTATCCTCAAATTGAATTCGATAAGAAGATTGAAGAGTTTAAGCATGTTTGGTTAGGACAGCACTCGATATTTCTTCACCATGGGGATAAGGTGAAATCTCCAACTAAGCTCCATCAGATAATGGTTTCGAAGTTTCGAAAAGAATGGGGAGAGAGTAAATCTTGCTATCTTATCACAGGACATCTTCATCATGAAAAAAGCATGTCATTTGCGGGAATAACTTGGTATCAACTACAGAGCCCAAGTAAGAGTACTAAGTATGAAGAAGATAACGGATTTAATACAAGCGAGTCAGGACAAATGCTCTTCGAATTTACTGAGCATAAACGAAGTGCTATCTATTATGTTTAAAAAGAGAGGTTTTTAAAATGGATTTACATGATCCTGTTCATAAAAAAAGATTAGAAGAAGAAAATAAGATTAATCTATTAATTGAATGCCTTGAGAAAAATTGCATCCAATGTGATATGACTAAATTGTGGTTAAATCGTGATAAAGTTCCATTTATTACAAAAGAATTTATTAAGCAAGAGGATTTAGAAAAAATTAAGGCATTCGGATTAAATTTTCTTGAAATGAAGGAGATTTTAAAATGAGATTAATGACGGCTGAAGAAAGAGCTGTATTGCGACTAATTCCAATCAGCGATACAAGAAGAATCAATTGTGCGGATATTATGAGAATTACTCAATTATCTGCTAGAAGTGTTAAACAGATTATTCATGACTTAGTAAACGTGTTTGAAATTGTCGTCATTGGAGAAAGGAACGGAAATACTGGATATCACATTCCAGAAACGGACGAAGCTAGAAGAGACGGAATCAAACCAATGAGAGCTCAAGCACTAAAAGAACTTAAAAGAGTAAATCGAATTTTGAAAGGTGACTTAAAAAAACACGAAGAGTATTTGAAGGAGGATTACAATGATTAATTTAGTATCACTAACAGGAAGACTAACAAGTCATCCTGAAATCAAATTTACATCGTCAGGAAAAACATACGTTAGATTTAGTTTAGCCGTAAATAGAAATTTTAAAAATGGAGATGGAGAACGCGAAGCAGATTTCATTAGATGTATCTTATGGGGGAAAGCAGGAGAAGCTTTTATTAAATTTACTCGTAAGGGTTCATTGATTGGAGTCTCAGGAAGACTTCAAACTCAGAACTATGAAAAAGACGGGCGGAAAGTATATATCACAGAAGTAATTGTCGAAAATTTCGCGTTGTTAGAATCAAAAGAAGTAACTGAAGCTAGAGAGAATAATCCTATTTCTAACACACCATCGAATGAAGTAATCGAATTCAGCGAGGATGACTTGCCGTTCTAAAAGGGGGAGTTAGATGAAGCTGGATGAGAAAGCAACGATTGAAGCTACAACTACAATTCTCGAACAATATAAGACATTAAAAGCTATAGCTGGAGAGAAGTATGTAAGTAAGATTACACCAACGTATTCGTTTGAACCACGATGCTATACAGGGGTTATTCATAATCCACTCGAAGATCATATTATAAGACAAGAGCAAGCACTAGAACTTATCAATAAGATTGATAGTGCGATAAATAAAATTCTTGATCCGTATCTTAGACAGGTTTTGATTGAGAGATATATCAAAAACAATATTAGTAATATCGCAATATACATGGATTTAGGATATTCATCTACAGAATTCTATAGATTACTAGATAGAGCTAAACTTCATTTTGCTGAACATTACAACAACGGCTCTACTTTGAGATATCGAAAAGGGAAAGAAGTTATTGAAGTTAAGGACTTACTTGACTATTTGGGACAATTATGAGAGTAAGTTGTGATTTTAAAAGAGTTGTGACAGGTTATAATGTTATTGTAGAAAAAGTGGATAGAGATATTAAATAGCTTGATTGCGGAAACAACAAGCGAGGCCTGTCCTGAAAAAGGTGTATATATGTTAATAGCATGGACGACTATTAACGAATATCAAGAGCGTACATTAAACTGTGCGCTCTTATTTTTTATCGAAAGGAGAATGCAATGAATTACGTTGAGCCTATTCGAGATAAAGATGATATTCAAGCGATGAAGGATTATTTAAGAGAATGGAACGAACGTAATTACATGATGTTCTTACTTGGAATTAATTCCGGATTACGCATTAGTGATATTATCAATCTTCGAGTTAAAGATGTGCAAGGATGGTACATCAAGACAAAAGAATTAAAAACAGGAAAACAACTCAAAAGGAAAATGCCTCCTGTTTTAAAAAAAGAATTAAGAGAGTACATCAAAGGGAAACCACTTCATCATTATCTGTTCCAGAGTCGAAACGGAAAGAACCAACACATCAGTCGATGCACTGCTTACTTGATTATTAAGATAGCGGCCGAAGAATGCGGAATCGATAACGTTGGTACTCATACAATGCGCAAGACTTTTGGATATCATCAATATAAGAAAAATAAAGATGTAGCTACGTTGATGGAACTATTCAATCATTCGAGTCCTGCAATCACTCTTAAATATATTGGGATTCGTCAAGACCAGCAGGATAAAGTAATGACTAATTTTGGTTTGTAATTATCAGTTAAACATAACGAGGAAACTGTTAGTTCATTTTAAGATTGAATCAGAAAGCTTGATATAGCAAATAAAAAATCATAATCATGAATTAAACAGAATATAAGATATGTTTAATTCAAAGGGAATAATTCCTAGAAGGGAGGTAGGAGATGGTTAGAAAAACATTGAATACATCTCGATGGAAAAGGTTGAGAAATTATGTGATGGCTCGTGATGGTTATCGATGTCAAGAGTCACTAAGATACGGACAATCAGTTCCAGCAGAAATGGTTCATCACATATATCCTGTGAGAGAATATCCGGAACTAGAATTCGTAGCTTGGAATCTTGTAGCACTATCGAACATCCAACACAATAAGATGCATAATCGTAATACGGACGAAATCACGAAAAAAGGAAAAGAGTGGCAAAAGAGAAAAAAACGAGAATTTGAAAAATTTTATTCATCCCCGCCACCTCTTCGATAAAAATTTTTTGAGCTTCGGAAACCGAGGAAAGGAACTTTTTCCAACCGCGCGCTAAATTTGAAAAAAGGGGATAAAATCTAGGCTGTATCGGGAAGGAGGACGAGTTTTGGCAAGGCCGATTACAAAGAAAACAATTGAAAAAGCAACAGAAAAGAAAATGAAAAGTTTAGGTACTTATCGCAAAGAGTACGCGGACTTAATTAGTATTTATGCTGGCTTGTTATTTCAGTATACGAAGTATGAAAAAGAGCACGCTGAACGTGATTACGAAGTGGCAGAAATATATGTGAACAAGGCTGGAGCTGAAAATTACAGAAAAATTCCTCTTGTTAATGTTATGGAGACTCTAAGGCGTGACATTTTAACATACTCAGACAGATTAATGCTAAATCCAAAATCATTAGGAGAAATTATAGCTCAAGATACTGATTCGTCCATTATTGACATAATGAATAAACTCGGTGGTAAGCGATGAATCAATATGTTCAAAGAGCTATTAATTATGCGAATGATGTCATCGATGGAAAAATCGATTCGTGTGAAGAAAAGATACTTGAAGCAAAACGATTTTTAAGAGATTTAGAAAATCCCAAATTTTATCTAAATGAGGATGATATTAATGTTGCTGTTAACTTCATCGAAAACGTAATAGTTCATTATCAAGGCGAAGACGTTAGTGCAGTAAGCCTGCGTAACGCTCCAATGAAATTACAAGAATGGCAAATGTTCGTTGTAGTTAATCTTATTGGATTTTACAAGACAGGGACTGTAGAAACTAGATTTAAAGAATCATTAGTTTTTATCCCGCGAAAACAAGGGAAGACAGCTTTCACAGCTTCACTTGCTCTATGTAGATCACTAATGGAACGTAAGAGTTCGTCTAAGTGCTACATCGTAGCAGCAGGAATTAGACAATCGCTAGAAGCGTTTGGATTTATGCGATTTAATGTAGATCGTTGGCATGATAAACATATCAGTATTAAAGATAATAATTCAGAGCATTCCATTACTGGCGAGTTTGGTAAGGAAGGCTCTTTCTTTGTACAAGCACTTGCTAACGACGAATCTCGATTAGATGCATTGAATGGAAACTTCATCATATTAGATGAGGCACACACGATGCGTAGTTCCAAGAAGTACGGGAAGATGAAGAAGACATTAAGTGCTTATCGGAATAAGTTGTTATTTATTATTAGTACGGCCGGAGATATTCCAAATGGATTCTTAGCTAATCGCTTGAAATATTGTAAGAAAGTTCTGGAACAAAGTATTGAGAATGACGAATTGTTTATTTTTATTTGCAAGGCAAACGAGGATAAAGACGGAATGCCTATTGATTACATGTCAGATAAAACATTAAGAATGGCTAATCCGTCATGTGGTGTGACAGTGACTATTGAAGAATTAAGAGCTGAAGCTGAGATGGCGCTTAATGATCCACAAACGCGAATGGAATTCTTCAACACAACATTGAACGTGTTTACTAACTCGATGAATACTTACTTCAATGTAGATGAGTTCATTGCAAGTGATGAGCAGTTCAATTGGACAATTGAAGAACTGGCTAAATTGCCTATTAAATGGTATGGCGGTGCTGACTTGTCGAAAATGCATGACTTAACTGCAACCGCTTTGGTTGGTGAATATGAGTTTGAAGGAAAGAAAATTGATATTGCAATAACACACGCGTTCTTCCCGATTGCTTCTGCAAAAGAAAAAGCAGAAGACGATGGAATTCCATTGTTTGGATGGAAGGATGACGGGTGGCTGACGATGAGCAACACTAAAACAGTGTTATATGACGATGTCGTTAAATGGTTCATTCAAATGAGACAGCTTGGATTTAATATCAGAAGCGTTGGTTTCGATAGGAAATTTGGTAGAGAATTCGTTAGCAAAATGAAAAAGAACAAATTTAGAATGGTTGACCAACCACAATATTTTTGGAAGAAGTCAGAAGGTTTCAGACGAATCGAAATGAAAGTTAAAAACAAAGAATTTTATTACGCACACAGTGAGGCTTTTGAATATTGCGTTGGGAACGTTCGAGCAATAGAGAAAACGGACGACATGATTCAGTATGAAAAGGCCGATGGTGACGGAGGAACACAGCGTATTGATATTTTTGATGCGACTGTTTTCGCAACTGTACAAATGCTAGAAGAAAGTGATAGCAAAGCAAGTCGTGCAAAAGATTTCTTTGGACTGAAGGGAGATTAAAAATGGGATTATTCGATTTTTGGAATAAAAGAAATAAAACAGCTTCACCACCAGTCGGATTTGTAAATCCGTATGAGTGGAGAGAGTTAATATCAAGAGATGATGGATACATTCCGTTAAATAAACATCCAGATGTGCTTATCGCTGTGGATAAAATCGCGGATTTAGTATCTAATATGACGATTCAGTTGATGGAAAATACTGATAAGGGAGATGTTAGAGTTAGAGATGAATTAGCTCGAAAAATTGATATCAATCCTTATAAGTATATGACTCGTAAGACTTGGGTTTATAGAATCGTTAAAGATCTATTACTTGATGGTGATGGTAATGCAGTAGTCCATGTTGGATTAATTAGAGGAACGGATTTTATTGGAGAACTAATGCCATTGAACATGAGAAGTGTTGAGTTTATAGATGAGGATAATGGTGAATATTATATTCGTTACGGGCAAATACGATTAAATCCAGATGAAGTAGTGCATTTTGCAATAAATCCAGATTCACAAAGAGCACATATTGGGACTGGTTATAGAATAGCTTTAAAAGATATTGTAGAAAATCTTACACAAGCTACTAAAACAAAAAATAGTTTTATGCGTAATAAAAACGTTCCTAGTGTTGTAGTCAGTGTCAGTGGTGATTCTGAAGAACTAGCAAACGAAAAAGGACGAAACGCAATCATAAAGAGTTATTTAAAAACAACAAACGCTGGTGAACCTTGGATTATCCCTGCAGAAATGATGAAGGTTGACCAAGTTAAGCCACTTACCTTAAAAGATATTGCAATTAACGAATCTGTTGAAATTGATAAGAAGACGATTGCTGGATTAATTGGTGTTCCTGCCTTTTTCTTGGGTGTAGGTACATTTAACAAAGAGGAATATAACACGTTCATTAATACAAGAATTTTATCAATTGCTCAAATCATATCGCAGGCACTAACAAGGGATTTATTAATTAGTCCAAAAAGATATTTCAGATTGAATCCACGTTCGCTATATTCATACAACATTACTGAACTGGTTTCAGCAGGAAGTCAAATGGTTCAGTTAGCAGCCATGCGCAGAAACGAACTTCGAGACTGGGTTGGATTAGCTCCAGATCCAGAAATGGAAAATATTATTGTGCTGGAAAACTATTTAAATCAAGAAGATTTAGATAAACAAAAAAAGTTGAAAGGTGGTGAGAATGATGTTTAAACGAGAAAGCTACCTTTCTACGAATTTTAAAACTCGAAGTGATGAAGGAGGAAAACGTTTTATTGAAGGCTACTTCATTAAATATGGTGTAGAAACGGAATTGTGGGAAGGATTCTTCGAGTTGATTGAGAAGGAGGCTGTAGAAAAGGCTCTTGACAGAAATCCAGATGTACGAGCTCTGTTTAATCACGACTCGAATATTTGTTTAGGAAGAACAGGAAACGAAACTTTAAAACTGAAATCTGATGACATTGGATTGTTTGGAGTTTGTGAAATCAACAATGCCGACCCTGATGCAGTAGGAGCGCACGCTAGAATCGAAAGACAGGATGTGAATGGATGTAGCTTTGGATTCTTCGAATTAGGATTTGAAATGGTTGAAAAAAAAGACGGAACAATTCTAAAAAAAGTTACGGATTTAGAATTGCTAGAAGTAAGTCCGTGTACATTCCCAGCGTATCCGCAAACAGAAATTTCTGCTAGAAAGAAAAACTTTGAAGATTACAAAAAGGATGCGTTAAATGCTAGAAAAAAATTATTGAAGGAGAAATTAAAAAAATGAAAAATAAAGGATTACTAATTAAACAAAAAATTGCTATGCGTAATAAGTCGTTAGCAAATATTAATTCTGAATTAGAAGAATTAATGAAACGTTCAGAAGAAGTAGAATCTGCTATTGAAGCAGTCGAAACTGAAGAAGATCTAAACGATGTAGAAAGTCAAATCGAAGAAATCCAATTAGAGTTAACTTCAAAGAAACAAGAAAAAGAAAACTTGGAAAAAGAAATTTCTGAGTTGGAAACAGAATTAAAGGAATTAGAAGAAAAGGAACCAGAGAAGGAGAATAAAAGAAATATGGGAAAAAATAACACACTAGAAACACGTAATGCATTAAATGAGTACATCCGTACTAAAGGACAAAAACGCGATGGCCTTAAAATTGTTGATGGAGGAGCATTAATTCCTGTTGAAGTGTTGAAACCACAACTTCAAAAAACACGTAATGTAGATTTATCGAAATTAGTTCGAGTGGTTAAAGTAAATTCAGCTTCAGGTAAATATGCAGTAATCAGCAAATCTAAAAATAAAATGAATACTGTAGAAGAGTTGGAAAAAAATCCTGAATTAGGAAAACCAAAAGTAACTCCAATTGACTGGTCTGTAAAAACATATCGTGGCCAATTATCAGTTTCGCAAGAGATGATTGATGATGCTACTTATGACATTATGGGATTAGTTGAAGAAGATGCTGCAAACCAAGATGTAAACACTAAAAATTATGCAATTGCAGAAATCTTTAAGACTGCAAAACAAGAAAGCGCGAGTGGATTCGACGGATTAAAAGATATTATTAACAAGAAAGTTTCATCAGTATATGATGTCATCTTAGTTGTGACGGATTCAATGTTTGCTGCCTTGGATAAAGTAAAAGACAAACAAGGGCGTTATATGTTACAGCCTGATCCAACATCTCCAACAGGTTATAAATTTAAAAATAAAATTATTTTCCCTGTTCCAGACGAATTGTTAGGTAGCGAAGGCGAAATGAAAGCATTTATTGGTGATGCTTTTGAATTTGTAACATTATTCGACAGAACACAAACAACTGTACGTTGGACTCCACATGAATTATACGGAGAAACCCTAGGACTATTCTCACGCTTTGATACAAAAGCAACTGACAAAGATTCTGGTGTATTCGTAACATACACTGATGCTGTGTAGGAGTAGACTATGACGTACGAAGTAATTCGTGCATTTGCTGATATGGCCGACTGCTCGGAAGAATTTCCGAATGGTCGGCTTTATCGTGTCGGAGACATATATCCAGCTCGGGGCAAGGTAAGCAAAGCGCGATTATCAGAATTGTTAACTATGGATAATACAGCTGGAGTTATTTTCATCAAACAGATAGAAGGAGATGATAATAATGGAACAGAGAGAGATACTAGCTCTGTTGAAAGCTAAACTAGGAATTAGCGGAACATTTAGAGATGAGTATTTAAATCATTTGATTTTATCTGTTCAAGATGAAATTAAAAAACAAAAAAAGATTAAACTTGATACTAATCGATATGATCACATGGATTTCTTAATCGATTATGCAGCGTTTAGATACGATAATCGTGATAATAATATTCTTATGCCTAAACATTTACAGTATCGACTTCATAATCTACTACTAGAAAATTTAAGGAGTGATGTGGATGTGGGATAAGGAGATTGTCTTAATCAAAAAGAGAATTAATGGAACGGATGAAATCGGGAATCCAATCGTTGAATTGATTAAACGAAAGATTCTTGCGACTGAAAAAAGTATAACAAATGCAATGCTGTTCTATGGCGCTCAATTCGGATATAAGCCAGTATTCGTAGTTCAAGTTCGATGGTTTGAGTATGAACACGAATCGTTCTTAGAATGCGATGGCATCAAGTATGTTATCCGAAGAGCATTCAAGCCAGAAGATGGAGAATTCACTGAGCTGCAATGTGAAGAATTGATTGGAGAGAAGTATGAGCTTTAATCTCGAATCAGAAATTGCAAAAGCTTTATCAAATTTCAATCAAGAAGTCGCTCAAGAAATAGGAGATATCGTTGATGATTTAGCAGACGATACTGTTTCTAAATTAAGAGGAGCATCTCCAAGACGTACTGGAGGCTATGCCAATGACTGGGATAGTAAATTGAATAAGCGTGGAGAGCGTATAATCTATCAACCAAAAGAATATCGAAAAGCACACTTACTTGAGTTTGGACACGCTCGCAGGAATGGAGGGCGAAATGTCGGAGCTCAACCACATATCAAAGAAATTGAAAACGAGGTAATTAAGAAATTTGAATCTGAAATAAGAAGGAGGTTAGGAAGCTAAATGATGACACTGCAGAAACTATATACACAGCTAAAAACTCTACAACTACCTGTTCAATATTATATGTTCCAGGAAGGACAAGCTCCTAACCTTCCTTATATCATCTATTATAATCCATCAGAACAGCATGCTAACGCAGATAATTTTACGTTTCATGTAAATAAAGATGTGATTATAGAAGTATATTCAGAATTTAAAGATCTATCGTTAGAAGAAAAATTAAAAGAATTATTCGACAAAAACAAATTAACCTATACATTCCAAGAAACATATTTAAAAGAAGAACGGATGTATATGGTTGCATATCAAATAACATTATAAGGAGAGATGAATAAATGGGTTCAGAACAAACACCAACAAGACTTGAAAATACAATTACGTTTGGTTTAGAAAATGTTCATTTTAGTAAAGTTACAGTTGCTCCAAACGGAACAACTATTTCATATTCTACACCAGAAAAATTAACAGGGGCTGTAGATTTAGAATTAAATCCACAAAGTTCAGAAATTAAATTAAAAGCTGATAACATTGATTACTATGTATCAGAATCAAACGAAGGTTATGCAGGGAAATTAACTCTATATAATCCAACTGAAGCGTTTTCGGAATATATTAACGGTTTAGAGAAAAAAGGAGAGTTCACTCTAGAAAAGAGCACTGCACAAAGTAAGCCAATTGCTCTTCTGTTCCAAATGGAAGGGGACAAACACGCAACTCGTTTCTGCTTACCTCAAGTGTCTGTTAAGCGTCCTAAATTCTCTACAACAACTAAAGACGGTGCGAACGTTAATAAAGTGGAATTAGAATTCACTGCAAGTCCACGTTCAACAGATAAAGTTGTTCGTTATAAGACTAACGTATCTACAACAGATGAAGTTTACAACAAGTTCTTTGAAAAAGTAGAGCAATTAAACTAAGGAGATCACAATGAAGAAAACTATTGAAATTGGAGAAAAACAAATCGCGCTAGAGAGTAATGCATTTACTCCTCTAGCGTATAAAAAACAATTTAACAAAGATTTCTTTCAAGAATTATTTGCACTAGCGCGAATTTTTAAAGGTAAAAAAGAATTTTCTATTGAAAATCTCTCGGAAGATTCTGTTCAAGCATTTGATACAGAATTGTTTTATCGATTCTTTTGGATTTTCGCTTTTACTGCAAATTCACAGATTCCTAACTTTTTAGAGTTTTACAACGAATACTCAGAGTTAACATTTGAAAGTATAGTTACAAGCATCGTTTCTTTAATCGAGGCTTCATTTGTTACTAAAAAAAAGTAGATTCGAGCGAGGACGCTAGTGAAGAGACATTCACAGTCGAATCATTCATTCTGTGTTGTAAGGAAAGTGGATTATCGATTGATGAGTTGAAATATTTAACAGTGGGTGGAGCATTAGACTTCCAAACTGATTACGTTAATCTTCATTCACAATCTAAGAATGAAACGAAAACTAGAAAAGCAACACAAGAAGACATAGATAATTTTTAGGCTACTGGATTCAGTAGCCTTTTTATTTTAGAGAGGGGTGAAAACATGGCTGGGAATATTAAAGGTATTACAATTGAATTGCAAGGAAATATTCAACCACTTGAGCAAGCTCTTAAAAAAGCTAATACGGTTGCGAAGAGTACAGCAAGCGAGATGCGTCAAGTAGATAAAGCCTTAAAATTTAATCCTGCCAGTATCGAATTAATCACTCAAAAACAAACGCTTTTAACAAAGCAAATTGAAAATACAAAAGAAAAATTAACGACTTTAAAAAATGCCCAAGCGGAAGTAGAAGAACAATTCAAAGCTGGGAAAATCGGTGAAGAAAACTATCGAGCATTTAAACGTGAGATTGAGACTACCGAAAGCACATTAACACATTACAAGACGCAATTAACTAACCTTAATAAGGAACAAGAAAATCTTGGGAAATCAACAGAAAGATTATCTCGTTTCTTTTCAGCTACGGGAAAAGATGTTGAAGCGTACAGGCATGTTCTAGGTGATAAACTTACGGATTCCATCAAAAATGGTAAAGCATCAAGTAAGGACATGGAACACGCGTTAGAGTTGATGGCTAAAGAAGCCTCAAATGGAAAGGTTGACATTAATGCGTTAAGAGATGCCCTTGATAAGCTCGATGATGGTGGAAGCATTCAGAACGTTAAAAAAGAACTTTCATCAGTAGGAGATGCCTCTAAGGATGCTAGTGAGAAAACAAATAAATTACTTACTCAAAGCAACCTTCAACAAGCTTCTCAAGTTGCTTCTCAAGCTGGACAATCAATGATTGAGTTTGGAAGGAGCACTCAAGAAGCGTTCAAGAATGTAGACGCTGGATTTGACATTATCATCACAAAAACGGGTGCAACTACAGACGAAGCATTAGACGGATTTAAAAAAATCTATGATCAATTATCTGTTGATTTACCTGTAGATTCGTTTGAAAAAGTCGGCTCTGCGATTGGTGAAGTTAACACACAATTTGAGTTAACTGGTGACGCATTACAAGACGCTTCTAAGAGTATTATTCAATTTTCAGAGATTAACGGAACGGATATTACGAACAGCACGATTAATGCTAAAAAGACTATTGAAGCTTACGGATTGTCAGTTACAGATTTAACTTCAGTATTAGATACGATGTCATACGTTAGCCAAACGACTGGTGTCTCTACTGATGAATTATTCTCTAAGATTGTCGCTGGCGCTCCTCAAATTAAAGAACTTGGATTGTCATTTGATGAAGCAACTACATTAATTGGTGGAATGGAAAAAGCCGGTGTAGATTCAAGTGCTGCTCTCTCATCAATGAGTAAGGCAGCTGTTGGCTATGCTAAAGAAGGTAAAACTTTATCTTATGGATTACAAGAAACGATTGATAAAATCAAAAATGCATCCAGCTCAACTGAAGCTTTAACGGAAGCATCCAAGGTGTTTGGGACCAAGGGAGCAACTAGAATGGTGGACGCTATTAAGCGTGGAACGTTCTCGTTAAAGAACTTAGCAGGTACTGCTGAAGACGCTGGAGGTACAGTCGCTCAAACATTTGAGGCTACTCTAGATCCAATTGATAAACAACAACAAAAATTTAATGCAGTTCAGCTAGCATTAGCAGAAGTTGGAGCGGCTATCGCAGAAGCGATGGAACCAATACTAAATGTAGCTATTCCAGCAATTAAACAATTAGCTGATTGGTTCAAGAATCTTCCTGAACCAGTGAAACAATTCATCGTTGTTTTAGGTGGAGTATTAGCAGTACTTGCTATACTATCACCCGTTATTGTAGCTGTAGGAATAGCAGTAACCGCATTAGGCGCTAGTTTACTTCCAATTATTGCTATTATCGTAGCTGTAGCTGGGGGGATTGCAGTAGCCACTGCAATAGTGACTAATTTCGGTTCGATTGTCGAATGGCTTGAAGGAGTTTTTCCAGGATTCGGCTCAACAGTTGAATCGGTATGGAACGGGGTTCAATCAGTTATTGAGACAGTTGTGGGCGCCGTGTCTGGATTTATTCAAAATATATTCGGAACATTGGTTTCTTGGTGGGAGGCTAATCATGAACGAATCCAACAAGTAGTTGAGACAGTTTGGAACGTTATCTCAACGATTATTCAAACAGTTCTAACGTTCTTAGCTCCATTTATCCAAGGAGTATTCGATGGGATTTCAATTTACATTCAAACGGTTTGGACTGTAATTACTACATACATTCAGGGAGCACTCGATGTAATTCTAGGAATTGTCCAAGCAGTATTACAAGTCTTAACTGGTGACTGGTCGGGCGCATGGGACACATTATCAAATGTTGTATCAACTGTTCTGAGCACTATCTCATCTACGATTAGTTCAATAATGGGCGGAATCGCTTCTATCATCTCCGGAATATGGGACGGAATCCTATCAACGACTTCTAGTATTTGGGAAGGAATTAAGGGTGCTATCTCAGGAGCAATTGATGGAGCAAAAAGCGCTGTAGGTTCAGCGATTGAGGCAATCAAGGGATTCTTCAACTTCCAAATTAGCTGGCCACACATTCCACTTCCTCACTTCAGTATTAGCGGTTCAGCAAACCCATTAGACTGGCTTAGCGGTGGATTACCTAGTATTGGAATTGAATGGTATGCCAAAGGTGGGATTATGACTAAGCCTACTATTTTCGGGCAAAACGGAAATAATGTGATGATTGGTGGAGAGGCAGGAGACGAAGCAATCCTTCCATTAAACGACAGAACATTATCTGGAATTGGTCGAGGAATAGCGGCTCATTTAGACGGATTCGGAGGAGTGAATGTTAATATCTATCCTCATGAGTTAATAGTAAGAAATGATGAAGATGTACTTCAATTAGCTACTAAACTAGCAGAAGAGATTATTAGAAAGATGAAAATGAAAGAAAGACATGCTGAAAGAGCGAGAGGAGTGGTTCTGTGATTGGATTTGAAATGAGTATTAATCATGTTAAGAATACGGATTTGCCAATTCAAGTAGTAGTGGCAGAATATGAGCGCCTCTTTTTCTCTGAAAGCAACAATTCGATTCAAAGACGTGAAAACGGAAGTTCATATTTTAAGAAAAGCTATGAACGAAAAGAGCAAGTAAAAACATTTGAAATTCATATCCATACGACTAAGCAGACAGATTTAGATCATTTCAATAGATGGATTATGCAGGAAAATGTTGAGTTCGAGCCGGACACATCATTGAATCGTGTCTATACAGCTTATAAATTCAACGTGACTTCGATTACAAAACACGAAAATATATACATCGTTCAATTACAAGTAACATTCTCGTTTGAAGGATTATCTAAAGAAGATAAAACAGCGACTCGTAGTACGAATAAAGGGCAATTGGTATATGTTTTTGATAATCAAGGAGTACTACCTACTGCTCCAGTATTCAAATTCACTTCGGGATTTAACTACAAAATGATTAGTTTTATTCATCCAAGTGGAAAATATGTACAATATGGACACGAAACAGGAGATGTAGTAATAAATCCAAACGATGTAGTTGTATTTGATTTTAAAAACAAAAAATTAACAATTAACGGAATTACTAAGTATATCAATATGAGTAGTTCTTGGTTTGAACTTAACGTAGGACAGACAGAGATTGGCATTTTAACTGAGCCAAACAATAACATCAATTTAGATGCAACATTTAAGGAGGCATGGCAATGATTACTATTACAGATAGAAAATACAATAAAATTTGCCAGCTTCAATTTGGCTCTATTGGAGAGTTAATCGCATACGATGACCTATTCGAACAAGATTTAGATACAGGAATCGGAGTTTATGAGTTTAAAGTTGATAAAACTCATAGCTCTGTTTCCAATATTGTCGTTGGTTGTTACTTATTTGTTAAAGATGGAGATATAACACGATGTTTTGAAATTACACGGATTGAAGAAGATCATAACACAAAGATTATTAATGCAGAAGATGCAGGTTTAGACTTGCTAGGAGAATCTGTGTGGCCTTATAAAGCAGACAAATCTTATAATCTTGAACATTATGTTTCAAGATTTACATACGATGCTGGATGGGAAATAGGAGTGAATGAAGTTCCTATTTCTACTACTCGAAAATTAGAATTTGAACATTTTGACACGGCTGCTAAACGACTAAGAGCGTTAGCAAAATATTTTGATGCAGAATTAATCTATAGTGTTGAAATGTTACACGATAAACCTCATCGTAAATTAATTAACTTTTATAAGAAATATAATTCAGATAAATCAATTCGCTTCGAATACGGAGTTAACGTATCTAAAATAAAAAAAACTTCTAATGTTGAAAGGTTAGCTACAGCACTTCGTGTTCATGGACCAGATGGGTTAACAATACAAGGATACACATACGACGATGGAAGATATTGGGTTGGAGCCGATACAATCCACGATAGGCAAGAAGGGCAACGATGGAGCAGACACGCAAACATAAGACAAGATGGCGGATATATCGTAGATACTTATGACAGTACAGCAACAACGAAAGAAGCTCTTTTCAAAGAAGGACTTAAACAACTGAAAAAAAGAGCGTATCCTGAAGTAAGCTATGAATTTGATTTAGATTTATTAGACCAAAGTGTATTTATTGGTCAATTTGCAGAAATAGTGGATAGCGAGTTCAATCCAGCAATCTCGATTTCAGCAAGAATAACAAAAATCCAACGTTCATTTTTCAATAAAAAAATAGGAAATGTAACGATATCTAATGTTGAGAGCAACGAAGTAATAGTAAATGAAAAATTAAAGCAACTAAGCCAACTGGTACAGGAAAGAGTCTTCGATTCTACTTCTGTACCTTTTGTTTTAGATTTAAAATCAACTTCTGGTGTTGTATTCCAAAACGGAAACATCCAGACTAAATTAATTTCAACTGTTTCTAAACTCGGCACTGACATGACTAATCGTTTTAACTTTAGATGGATAAGAGAGAGTAAATATGGAACTAACGATACAGAGTGGAACAAATTACACGAAAATGCCACAAAAGAATTAATAATCACATCAAATGATGTTGATAGAGAGGCTACATTTATATGTGAAGCGCTAGAAAATAGCAATGTTATTGCTAGAAATTCCATCGTGATTAAAGACTTCATCGTTAACAAGTCGATAAGCTCAACGCCTCCATCAAATCCTAGTGCTGGAGATTTATGGACAGACACGAGTGTTCCAGGGAAAGAAGTCCCTAAAATATATTCTAATGGCGAATGGAAGTCAGTATTGGATAAGGACGACAAAGAACTGGAACGCCTGCAAAAAGAATTTGAAGAGCGGAACAGAGAGCACGCAAACCAATTTGCTCAAGTGATGGAAATTATCAACAAGTCTCAAGTCACAGAAGACACGTTCAGAGATTTAACTGGGAAATTTAGTAACTTGGAAGAGTCTTATAAGAGAGTCCTAGAGACTGCGGAAGAGATTAAGGGACTTGGGAAGAGAACTAAAGCTGTTGAGTTAAATATAGAACAATCCCAGGTACTTCTTAATGCTATTTCAACTTATTTTAGTATTTCTGAAGGCGGCATGTTGATTGGCAAGAATGGAGAGAAATTACAAATACGAATCAATAATGAACGTATGGAATTTATCGATAGCGGACGTGTCGTTGCGTATGTCTCTGGTCAACAGATGAACATCGTGAGCGCAACATTTTGGAATAGCGTCACGATTGCCAATCATATTTTCGAAAGATACAACAATGAATTTACTGTCATAAGTTACGTAGGGGGTGCTGTAAATGGTTAAGATATCGAAAACGACATCTAGCGGATATGTACGACTAGTCCTTGAAGTTAACGAGACTGGCACAGATATCACAACCAACACCTCTACCATATCGTGGCAATTGTGGTTAGAAAGAAACACAACGTGGGCTTACGATTTAAATAACGAGTCGTTAGCGGAAGTTGAGATTAATGGCAAGAGCGTATTAAGTAAATACGTTAGTTTTGACTTAAGGAATCAGGAATGGGTTACTTTTGGACAGGGAACCATGACTATTCCTCATAACGAAGACGGAACCAAGAGTATTCCTATTTGGGCACGGTTGACAAACGTAGCAGACCAGGGAAATATCAACTGGTTTAGCGGAACTGTTAATCTATCAAATATTCCAAGGTCTAGTGGAATTAAATCTGTAACTGAAACAGAATTAGGGCAACCAATTACAATCACTATCGATAAGAAAGTCGATGAGTTTAGACATCAGGTTTCGTGGAGTGTTAACGGGAGCGATTTGGTTGATTTAGGAAGTGGACACGACACGAGCTTGCAGTTCACAGTCCCAATCGATTACGCTAATCGAATTACCAATAGTGCTACTGGAGCGTTAGATGTCCGTGTACGGACGTTTAGAGGTAATGAGCAAATTGGAAACGATGTCTATAAACGAGGTATCCCGATTAAAGTTCCTACTTCCATCGTTCCGACGCTTGAAGATGTAACAATTTCTGAAAGAACAGCGCAATTGGCAGAATTTATTCCTGTTGGAAACTTTGTCAAAGACAAGTCAGTGATAAGGGTTGAAACGAACGGTGCAGCAGGTTCTTACGGGTCAACTATCATATCCACTGAGCTAACTGTGGATAATTTAGTCGTGAGAGCAACCACTGGTGATTTCCCTGCAAATAAGGCTGGAAATTTAGAGGTTACTGCCAAAATTACTGACTCAAGGGGAAGAACCGCTACTAAATCGAAGACAATTAAAGTATGGGATTATTACGCGCCTCGAATCATTGCCTTTCTGGCTAACAGAACAGGGAACGGAACTAACAAGACTATCATGGCAACGGTCGCTGCAAACGTTAGTCCATTAGTAATTGATGGAGTGAATAGGAATCCGTATACTCTTAAAATCCAGTATTCCGCTAAGAAGGCAAATCGATGGATTGATGCCGTTAGTCTCACAAATGAGACTACTGAACGCATTAATCGTCAAATCGACTGTGGTGCATTTTACGAACTTTCAAAAGCTTACAATGTTCGATTAGTGATTCAAGATAAGCTAAGCGATTTAGTAGACTCAGTACTGCTAGTCCGTTCATCAAGAGTACTGTGGGCTTGGGGTGACAATAGAGCAGCAGTTGGAGGATTTCCGGAGTTAGATGGACATTTTGAGTCACATCTTCCAGTTGCATTCCATAGCAGCTTAAATGTTGAAGATGGGATTATGTCTCGCGGAAATCCAATCCAAGAATTTATGTTGACGTCGAGAGAAGGCAAGTCTTTAAAATATACTGGCGATCTCAACAATTTAAGAGTTGCCGGAAGTTACCACGCTTTTGGAGTACAGCATAATCCATCAGGCACTAATAATTATGGGTATGTGAACGTAATAACTCACAGTAATGATTCAAGCTATTGTGTTCAGTTCTATGTCCCGTTTAACTCAGACCAATTCTATATGCGTAGGTGCGATTCAAATCGTTGGAGTGATTGGATTAGAATAGTAACTACTGGTGTTGACACGGGATGGAAAACCGCTAGTTTACAAAACGGATGGCAACATCACCAAGAGTATTTGGAAGTGCAATATTCTAAAACAGTGGATGGAATTGTGCATTTCAAAGGAGTAGCTAGAGGAGGCAAAACATCAAAAGAAACAGTGATACTAAATCTGCCAGAGGAATATAGACCTAAAAGTCAACTTTATGTTTTTGCCATGAATGATAGTTATGGAGCTGCAGCGTTAAGTATCTCAAATGATGGTCGTGTTGTTATAAAAAACAATGTCGATGCATCTTGGCTAGGATTTGATAACGTTAGTTTTAAGATATAAGGAGGTAACATTATGGAGTTAGAACAAATTAAAAATAGAATTTCTTTGTTAGAAAATAACGTGAAAGAAAAACAAAATGAAATCAACCGATTAGGAATTGAAAAAGCTCAACTCGATCAGAAATCTCAAAGTTTGAATGATGAGATTCAACGATTAGAACAAGATAATTCTAATTATAGAGAAGAAATTAAGAAATATCGCAATACGGTAGAGATTTTGGAGTTGTAGTAGATGGTAGATGTAGAATTTGATGTATTGACAATGCATTTGCAAGGATTGTTGCGCAGCCCATACATTCAAATCCTGTTTTGGTTGATTTGCTTTGATGTCATCTCTGGATACATCAAGGCTTTTAAATTGAAAAGATTTGATAGTAAAACGAGCACTAACGGATTATTACGTCATGCGTTGGTCTGTGTTGTAGTAATTGTGACTGCGATGTATGCGAGAGCATTAGGACACCGAGAAATCGGTGTAACTACATGCTTATTTTTTATCTTCAGCTATGCGGTTTCGTTAGCTGAAAATTGGGAGGCGTTAGGATTGCCATTCCCAGAATCACTTAAACCGTATCTTAAAACGATGCGAAAACAACAAGAAAATAAATTAAAAAAAATTACAAATAAGGAAGAGGTTGAATAATTATGATGATCAATTGGAAAGTACGTTTATTAAATAAAACATTTTGGCTAACACTAGTGCCAGCTTTATCGCTATTGTTACAAACGTTTCTAGCTGTATTTAACGTAAAAATTGAGTTAGGGGAAACGATCGATAAATTATTAGTATTTATCAATGCACTATTCGCGGTATTAATGATTGTTGGAATCGTTAATGACCCTACCACGAGTGGAATTAGCGATAGTACACGCGCTATGACATACGAACAACCTAATAATCAATAATAACGACAACGAGGGCCTTTCTTAGGCTCTCGTTTTATTTTAAAAAGGAGGGCCGTATGGAAAAAGTAATTAAAAAGCATTTAACTATTACGTCTGTTTATCGAGACGTTGAAAGGTTAGATCATGAAATTTACAGCAAAGACAAAGGGACTGCAATATTTAAGTTCACGACCGATGAACTAACAGCCTCGAAAGTTCTTTGCTTATTTTATTTTAAATGCACGAAACGATACAAAACAGTTGAGGCTACAATCGAGGGCAATACCATTACAGTTCCATTCGATAGTTCTTTAATCACTACCGATGAGCCTGTTGTTGGATATATCTATTTTGAAAAAGTAGAACAGTCAACGGATGTATATTCGTTTGTATTTAATGTAAGGGTTAGTGCTATTGATAAAGCACAAGAAACACCACTAATCGAACGCAAAACAGGGCGAATTGTGGATGTTGCAGGTATTGTTACCAAACACGAACTTGACGAGCTTTTTGCAAAAATCAAAGAGCAAGGCGGAACTTATGACGATAGAAATTTACGTACTGAAATTAGCCATATTTCGGCAGAAATTGAAACTTTAAAGACAAAGACTGATAAAGATACTGTCTATGACGATAGCACCTTAAAACAACGTTTAGAGGCCTTAGAAAGCAAACCCGAGATTGATACAAGTTCACTGGTTACAAAACAAGAACTTGAAAACAAAGGATACTTAACACAACACCAATCATTAACCGAGTATGCTAAAAAAACGGAACTACCACAACCATACAACGATACAGAATTAAAAAGTCGTGTGGAACGTTTAGAAAGCAAGCCTAATATTGATACAAGTTCACTAGTAACTAAACAAGAGCTTGAAAGTAAGCACTATTTAACGGAACACCAACCATTAACAGAATACGCAAAGAAATCTGAATTGCCTCAACCGTACAACGATACGGAACTTAAAAACCGTGTTTCACGGTTAGAAAGCAAACCCGAGATTGATACTAGCAACTTTGCTACAAAACAAGAATTGCAAAACATCGAATTAACACCCGGACCGAAAGGGGACAAAGGAAACGACGGTCGAGACGGCGTTGGAATACCTCAAAAATTAAGTATCGCAGGAAACGTTGTAACCCTTTCAGACGGCGGGGGCAGTATCACGCTACCAACAACAGGAGGAACAGTAGCGCCTGCAAACGAGTACGAAATTCACGGAACAGGAATGCCAAACGGAAAAGTAACAGCACCCGTCGGAACGACATACGTTGATACGGCTGTAACGAATGGTGCGTTGAAATGGATAAAACAAAAAGGAAACGACAGTCAAGGTTGGGTCGTTCTTATCGGCGATACTGGTTGGAGAAATCTGAATATCGTTTCAAAATTGGGTTCGTCTTATTTAAGAGTCCGCAGAAAAAACGATACAATAACATATCAATTTGGCGGTTTGCAGTGGGGTTGGTTTGGTATTGTTCGCCGTGGCGGTGCAGGGTATCAATTGCAACCGTCCGACCGTGAACGAAATGTATTCATTCTAGGCTTGCAAGGTATACCGCAAGGGTTTAGGTCAGAGGGTTCTTTAATCGGGGGTATTTACAACGATAATGGCACACCGTATGGAACTTGGTATCTCGGAGGTAAAGGCGATAGTAATATGTTACGTTTCCAATTTACCGAACCTGTGCCGACTGAACGAGACATCGGCGATATTCGTGTAAGTTCAATATCTTATCTTACAGACGACCCGTGGCCAACAACATTGCCATAATTTTAAGGAGGAATATATAAATGGAAATTGATACAAGTAGATATAGAGAGGGATTACCTCAAATCGGTTATGCGCCTTATCACCAAATTCACGCGCATTCAACAGGTAATAGAAATTCAACAGCACAGAACGAAGCAGACTACCACATGCGTAGACCTGTAGAATCTGGATTTTTCTCACACGTCGTAGGAAATGGACGCGTAATGCAAGTAGGTCCCGTCAATCAAGGTGCTTATGACGTGGGTGGTGGTTGGAACTATGAAACGTATGCAGCAGTTGAATTAATTGAGAGTCACTCAACTAAAGAAGAGTTTATGGAAGATTATCGACTATACGTTCAATTATTACGCGATTTAGCAGACGAGGCTGGAATTCCTAAGACATTAGACTCAGAAGCATTAGAAGGTATTAAATCACACGATTATTGTACAAACAATCAACCAAACAATTTTAGTGATCATGTAGACCCATATCCATATTTAGCTAAGTGGGGCATCAGTCGTGAACAATTCAAACATGATGTTGAACACGGATTGGAATTCAAGGAAGGATGGCAAAAAAATTCTAATGGCTGGTGGTATCAAAATGCAGATGGAAGCTATCCAGTTAATAAATGGCAGAAAATCGGTAATGTTTGGTATTGGTTCGATAACAGTGGATATTGCTATATTGAACGATGGCTCAAGTATAATAATCAATGGTACTGGTTAGATGGAAGTGGCGCTATGGTTACTGGATGGAAGAAAATTTCGGGTTCATGGTACTATTTCAAATCAGACGGAAGCATGGCAACTGGATGGGTAAAATATTATGAAAAATGGTACTATTTAAATACAAATAATGGATTCATGGAATCCAACGCATTTGTGAAAGGTACGGACGGATGGTATTACATCAGTGACGATGGAACTATGGCCGATAAGCCAGACTTCACAGTTGAGCCAGATGGATTAATCACAGTTAAAAACGAAAAGGAAAAACCAACAGAAGAATCTAAATAGCAATAAGCCTGCTTAATGAGCAGGCTTATTTTTTTTACATTTTTCCAAAAATATTGCATAAAAACTGTTGACTATATAGTACTAAAGTGCTATAATATTAATTGTAAGGGAGGTACCCTTAACAATAAAGAAAGGAGAAAAATATGAGACAAAAAAAGGTAAAGAAAAAGCCACTCAAAAAGAAGAAGACGAAAGTAACCTTGAAAATCAACTTAGTATTCTTCACAATCGAGTGGGAAATCGAGTGGGGCGAATAGCCTCACTCCTTTACCAAATTGTAGCATACGGTGATAAAAAATGAAAGTAAATTTTAAAATAACAAAACATAAATTTGACTGGAAAGCATTTATTGCGTGGTTAATTTTCATCGGAATAATCATGTGGTTTATATTTAAGTAGGTGATTAAAGTGAAGGTAGATACAAATAAAATTGAATGGTTGCTTAATAATGTAACACAATATCGCATTAATAAAGATACAGGGGTTAATTTATCTATTTTAGGAAGATTAGTTAGAGGCGAACGAAAAATAGAAAATTTAACTATAAAAACAGGCAGCACACTAACTGAATATGCAGAAAATTTACAAAAGCAGGAGAAGTAA